CTATAATATTCTCTCTTTCGTTAATAACTTGATATATAGTAAGAGTATCTTTAACTACATATTCTTTATTAGCGATAACAAACGTAGCTTCATTATATTTTATCTGTTGAGCACCAGTAATTGACATAGGAATATTAAGTTCAAATGTCATAAATACAGGCTTCTCATCAGTAGTATATTCAGTACAGTTCAAAGCTAAAGAAGTATTAATGTAATTAATGAGTAAATCTGCCTGTTTCCAATAACCTAATGTATAGGCAGCACAAGCAGATTGAAACATATTCCAACAATTAATGACTTGACGATTGATACCTTTACAAGTAGAAGTACAATCTTTAATCATATCTACTCCTAAGTCACTTAACTTAATAAGCAATCTCTTATAAACACAATTATACTTACTAGGAACATCCAAGTAAGTATACATTCCATTTTCGTTCTTTCTCATTGCATTACTATTAATTCGTTATACATTGCAATTAGATTTTGTTGTTGTTTCTCACTAAGTTTAGATTCTACATTTTGCATGTGACTAAGAATAGTCATAGCATTATATCTACATATATCTTCATTAGTAAGAACGAATCCAATGGTAGAGAGGTGTACAACTTGTACACCTCTATCAACCAATTTGCTATTTACATTATCGAAGTTTATGTCCATTACTTTAATGTATTATTCGTTATATAAGTTATATAAGACTGAAACTTCAAGTTTATTTTATTGTTAAAACTAGATATTTTATCTTCTTTACTAAGATTGTTATTAAATACTATCTCTATTATAGACTTCTCCACTGATAGCATCCAATCCTTTTTCATATTATCACTAACCTTAACTCCATTAATCTTGTACAATGACAAGCTAGAGAATACAGTATAAAATTCAGCATTAACTATATTATGGATATTAGCTAGTATATTATCTTTGTTAGTTTGAACGTGGTTGTTAATAACAGTATTAGTAACGAATATTGTTAATCTCATTGCAGAAGCGAACATAGCATCGTCTATTGCAGTCTTACATTTGTCTTTATCTTTATCTATAATATTCTTTGTAATATCTGTGATAAAGGTCGAGACTTGTAATAATGATTTAGATACTTCATCAAGAGTATCACTAATAGAACTAACAAACTTTTCGCTTTCAGTCTTTTTCTTATTATCCAACCATTTGTATAATAGTAGGAAAATAGAAATTGTTATCAGGGAACTTAATCCTTGATTAAGAGCAGATTCGATAATTTCCTTCATCCCTATCTATGATTAAAGGGATTACTACTAATATTAAATACTAATAGCAACCCCTTTATTTAAACTATTACGAGTTATTCTTTAAGCCTTGCTTTAAGCTCCTGCCGTAGCCGCAGCCGGAGTATTGATAGAAGCCAAGATTGTGTCAAGAGTAGCAATTTGTGCAGCTCCTGTCGGAATAGCTAGATGAATTATAGTCTTAACATTTTCGGTGCTACCACTACGAAGGTCACGGTGTGGATAGAAGGTCAGAGTATATACTGTCCAACCATCAGCATTAGAAAACTCTGGAAGAGTATATAACTTACGAGCATCGTTACTAGTAGAGTTAATACCTTCTGCACCAATACAACGAATTTGTAACTCTTTAAGAGCAGCATCATCATTAATCGGTTTCATAGCTTTAGTAGTAGTAATAGTAGCTCCGAACATTGAATCGCCTGCAATCAAGTTCCATGCTTCATAGTCAATACCAGTTACAGTAATCTTAGCAACAGAAACAGTAGCAGTGAATCCTTCATTTTTACCAAGAGATTTAAGTTGGTCACCTAATTTCTTAGCAATAATAGCGGCAGTATCGCCTTCACGAGCACGCTCACTAGCTGACCACTTATAACGTTCATTAAGAACAGTATGAGCTTTAGCCATAGTTAACGTATAGTCCTTTCCTACTACGGGGGTAGGAACAGTAACTTCCGCACTGAATTTAGTTCCGGCAGTATAGACACTCTTAACATAAGAGAAACGTCTAGTATCAATATTAGATACAATATTGGCATACTTGCTCTTATTAGCAAATGCTCCACCACCAACAAATAAGGTAAACATCGGAATGTTCTTAGTAAGAGCTTTCGAGATGATTGCACCTTCATGGTCGTAAAGAGCAACAGCACCTTCTGCAATACCAGTAGCATTAACAGCTGCAAGAGTAGCGGGAGTAGTAGCCAGTGCAACATTACCTGCAAATAACAGTCTTTCCATTTTATTCTAATTTAGATAATTCGTTTGAAACTTTCTCATAACTATTATTATTAGAGATAGCATTAAAGGTATTAACAGCCCTCTTAATAACTTCGTGCATAGCAACATCTGATAGTTCATTCGTAGTATTAGTTGCAATACTAATTAGAGTAGGATACTTAATATAATTAACTAAGAACCTATCTATTTCAAATGTTGCAATTACTTCAATATTAGATTCAGTCTTGTAACATATAGGACTTATAACAATAGACTTTGAATGATAATCGTTCATCGTTTCACTCACTAAGTCTAAGTCTATCAATCTACAACGATAAGACTTATCCCCCTTAAAGGAGTAAACAGATGTATAGAACATGGGTGTTGGATAGTCGTTCAACTCTATCTTATAACCAGTACCAAACATTATATCTCCTTGTTCAGCTTCAATCTTAATACTAGTATGAAGAGGACTAAGTTCTGTTAATCTTATAACGTTATCAGAGATACCATCGAGTTCACGATTACCTTTACGAGAGAAAACATCTTTTACATATTCGATAGTTTCTAAATTGATTATTTCGTCTACCTGTTCGGGAAGTATTGCTCGCACAGTTTTCATGCCCATTTGTTGAGCTAGAAGCATGAACTCGTTATGTATCTCTGCTACTTTCATAATAACCAGTTATTATAATTTAAGTTTAGTTTCAAGTGCTCTTTTGTAGTCAGCATTTTCAGGATTACTGAAATAAGCTAATGCTTCTTTCATGTTAGCTCCAATGAATCCGCCTTCGGGAGTTAGAACAGTTTGGTTAACTTCCGAACGAACTAGTTCTCCTCTAGCGATAGCTTCTTCAATAAACGCTTGAAGTTCAACTTGTGAATTGTTAAACAGTTTGTTGAATTTCTCCGGCTCTTTAATTGCGAATTCGTCAAGAATCTTTTCTTGAATTGTACGGTCAAGTAACAAGTTAGACAATACATCTTGTTTGTTGCTTGCACAGTAGCATACAAAGATAGCTTTGAACTTAGCATCATTATCAATAGCATCAAGATAATTACGTCTTGCTTTGTTAGCCTGAATACGACTACGTTTCAAACGATTAGCTTCACGTTGTTCATCTTTTATATAGAACTTGATTCGAGAATCAAAACTAATAACAGATACGTCTTTAGCTACAATCGGATATAATAGGCAATGACGATATGCAAGATAATCATCTACTTTAATAGGATGTCCATATTTATAACGAGTAGATTCAAGAGCATTAATCTTATTGACATATCTAGCAATAGCATCTTTCAACTGTTTAGGATTAGACTTTTCAGCATTATCGTATTCTTCTACGATAGCTGTTTCATCTATCTTATAATCCAGATAATCTCTTTTCTTTCTCCATTGGAACGAACAGTTAAGTTTCTTTCCGTCACCATCAACTGGAATAGATATACTATTAAACCAACGTTGAACTCTAGTAACATACTCTTGTGCGTTAGGAGAACAACCAATAAGAGAAGGCATATAAGCTGCCATTTCTTCATAGTTGCTAGTCAAGACTCTAGCTGAATTAATACTACCACCAATACTATCATGACGTTCAGCAATGTATCTAGCATTAACTTGACGATAAACAGAATTAATAGTAATATCGGTAGCAAGAGCTATTACAATATATCTTTCTTCAAGAAAGTCTTTGTCTAAACCATCTTCTTCTTTAAGAATTTGTTCATAGGTTTGTTTAGGAGCTTCGGGAGTTTTAGCCTGCGAAATACTTGCAGGCTGTGGATTTGGATTAGCTAGACTACTACCGAATGTACCGGTTTTTGGTGTTTGTCCTTCCATTATAATTTAGTTTAATTGTTTAACTTTAGAGTACACACTCCAACATGAACATCTTCTCTTGTCTGTCAACTTGCAGACCACGAGACATCTTAACTTCATATTGAGATTTATCAATATCCGTAGATATAGAATTACTAGGAACAGAACCCCAAGACGGTGGAATAGGAGTAAGACCTTTCAATACACCAACAAGGTAAGACTGACCTTTCATACGTACCATACGGACATTACGATTTCCGTTATATACAGAATTGTCAATGAACATCAGTTTGTGAGATGTCATAGGCAAACCAGTACGAGGATGAATAAGTCCATTAGCTTTTGCTGTTTCAGCAATAGGAGATTTATCCAAGAATGGAAGATGAACACAAGTAACAGTATGTCCGTCAATAGTCTTATATTTACGGAAATATTTACCATAAGTAAGACCACCACCTTCTTCACCAATCATCTTTTCTCCAAGCGGAGTAATGAATCCTTCTGTCTTAACATCTTCACGAATAGCCATGTCGAAATCTTCGATACCACCTCTACCTGCGTAGAGAGTAATCTCCATAGAACCAGTATCAGTATCTTTATCAACTACATCACCAATAGTTCTTTTTAACTTGCTAAGAGGCAAGTATTCGCCATAAGTATCGTAGTTTGATTCTTCTAGGATTTCAAACATTCCGGCAGTTTCAGGAATAGGTTGGTCATTATCCCAATCCTTCATATCAATAGTACCATTAACAGTACGATTGTAACGAGATGTCCATAAGTCAATCTCATTAGAGATACGCATCTGAACATCGAACTGACGCATTTCTTCATTAATCCAACGAGTATCAGTACCACCGCCTTTTGTCTTGAAAGCATAACTAACAATAACATTACTAATGTTACCTGCAATTTCCTTGCTATAACGTTTGAATCCTAACTGGGATTTCATAACACCAGGACCCATAACATTAGTTTTGTTACCCTTAGAATAAGATTCAGGAATAGACGGAGCTAACATACACCAATACTTACCTTTCTCAAAGTTAGCTGGGTCAATATAAGCACTCTTATCTGGATTCTTTAGCTGCAAAGAATACAGATGTCCACCATGATTACCTGCACCGTGGTCACGCATTACACGAACAGCTGTCTTACCATCAGGAGCAAGCAAACCATACTGTTCAATAATAAGACCAGTAGCAAACTCAACTTTAATAGGTTTACCACCAATACCAGGAGTAGTATCACCAGTGTCAGCCCAAACAATGTAATCATTGAATCTCTGACGACCCATTGTCTTCCAAGTCCACTCAACAGTAGTAATGTCACGAACACCAGCAGCACCTTGTCCTTCAGTAAGGAAAGTTAGCGGGAATCGGTCATCTTCCATACCATAAGTGTAAGTCAGGAAGTTGTTGATTTCCTCCGGTTTTTGAATCATTAAGGCAGCAAGAGATTGTTCATTAGAATAACCTCTGTCATCATATCTACCTCTTTCGACTTCTCTTAATCTGTACATATTAGTTTTAATTTAGTTAGTTCAAGACTAGTTGGTCATTATCAACTGTCTTAGAATTATTACCTTTACTATTGATAATAACAGTCCTTTTACCAGTAGTTTGCGCTGCGGCAGTTCTAATAGATAGAACTTTTTGTTTATTAACAGCCATACCAACAAGACTAGCATAATCGCCACCAGTAAACCTTAGAAATGCTTTAAGTAAATCATCCTGCATACGAGCATCAGAATCAACTTTAGCTTCGTCTAACATATAGGCTGTATTACCTTCACTATCAACAGGAGTAGACACATACTTCAAGAAGTCTCTGCGACTAAGCATTACTTTCTTTCCATCTTTGTTACATTGGATTTGTTCAGGAATACTATAACCTAATAGTTCACCTTTGCTAATAGTCTTTTCTACATTATCCCAATATGCTTTTTCTTCGGCAGCAGCAGCAGCTTCTTTAGCTTCTACTTGTGCTTTCTGTTCAGCAAGTCGAGATTCATATATGCTATCAACAGCTTCTTTAGATTCAACGGCAGTATCATAAAGAATACCAGCGTTCTTACAATAGTCAATAAATTTGTTTACGTCTCCTTTCTTACCACTAAGTTTCCATTCTTCACGAATAAAAGTAGCTTGTTGTTCTTCGTTATCTTTACTAACAGTAATTTGACTTCTATCAGGTATTTCTACGAAGTCGTCAAGACTACCATTGAGTTTAAGATGATTAATAACTTGTTCTACTTGAGGATAAGTTTCAAATAAGTTATTAATAGCAGCAGCTTGAGCTTCCTTAACTCTACTCTGAACTACTGTTTCAACATAAGCAGCAATACCTTCTTCATTGTCATCGAATACGATAGGATTGCCGTTTTCATCTTTAAAGTCAGAACCGAAACGAGTTTGTAATTGGTTAAGAACACTTGGTTCAGAACCATTTTGAGCGATAAGTTCAGCAAGTTCAGTAGCGGTACGGAATACAGTTCCGTCAGCAGCAATAGCATTACCTTCGGCATCAATAGTATAATCCACACCGTCTACATTAACGGTGTCACCTTCTGATAACTGAACTTCCCCCATAGAAGAGGTTTGTTGCTGATTATCCCCTTGACCTTGCTGACCTTGCTGACCTTGATTTCCAGTATTACCATTACCGTTATCAATATCAATATTAGTATCAGTATCAGGATTACCATTACCATTACCATTACCTTGTTGACCTTGTTGACCTTGTTGTCCAGCACCTTGTTGTCCCTGTCCGGTAGTATTACCGTTATTACCAGAGCCAGCACCTTGACCTGCACCACCAACAGTAGATATATCATCTATTTTGGTAGTACTTAAATCGAGAGAATCATTATTATTAAAAGTTGGCATAATAAATATGTTTTAATTATTACTTTCAAGTCCAAATGTAGTTTAATAATATGAGAAACACAACTCTTGCTAGTTTGAATACCTTGTTATTAGGTTTAGAAAAGCTCGTATTTGAATTTAAGTAATATAAGAGTTGAATAGTATCGGCTAAAACGAACGTTCAATATAGGGCAAAAGAATAAGCCATTTTAAGGCTTGCTACGGCATTTTAATGCTTTCTAATACAGTTCATCTCTTTAAGGGGGAAAATGCAATAGAGACAAAAGAAGTGCGGTCTACGTCAATCTTACGGGTACGAAAAACCCTACGGAAGCATCCGTAGGGCACGTCTGAATCATAGAGAAAGGTATATAGCTAATTACGACTTAGTGTTCACTTCTTACTAGAACTACTACTAGACTTTGGTTTATCATATTTGTTCTTATTCTCTTTAGCTATCTTTAGTTGATTATCTCTATCTAATGCAGCATTAATCATATCCAAGTCTTTAGCTCGTTTCTTTTCATTGAGTTCAGCTTGTTTTAAAGATAGTTCGGCAGAGTTATCTTGTAGTACAGTTTGTGCAGGCTGATTAGCTAAAGCAGCCATTGTAGCTTCCGTATCCATTCCTTTAGCAAGAAGGTCATAATAACCTTTGATTTCAGCAAGTCTAGCATCTTGTTCGCCTTTTGCAGCTATCTGTTCAAGAACAGCTTTATTCTTAGCATCTTCTAACTGTTGGTCTAGTTGACGAAGAGATTCTTCGTTTTTCTGACGAATCTCTTGATAACGATTAATAGCTAGTTTAAGACTGGATATATTACCGGAAGTAATAGCTGCAACAGCTGACATTAAATCTCCATTCTGACTAGCATTGAAAGCCCACTCTTTGAGTTGCTCGAACTTCTCTGTTTCTCTATCAGAGTTCTTAGCTTTAACTACATACTGTCCAAGAGTATGATTCTCTACATTAAGAGAAATATATTGCTTTCTATCCGACTTGTCATAATAGGAAGTATCTAACCCATCAATCCAAGCTAGCTTAGAATTATTTAAGTCTACGATATATTCATCTTCACGGAACTTATCAAACATATAATTGATAATAACAGTTCCCATTGAACCACGAATAATTGCTTCTTCCGTAGTACCTTTACCAGCACTAGTAGCTATTTGTCCATAACGTTGTGGTGTCATATCTACCATTTCACGTGCACTGGCTTTAATAGATTCAATAAGATTAGATATTTCAGTAATATAACCAGAGATATTAGCATCGAGCATTTTAATAGATTGCGCTTTAGTGCTATTAATATCTTCTGCATCATCGTATGGAAATATACCTTCGGCAGCTATATTATATATAGCTTCTTCCGCATCTTCTCCAAATAGAGACTTAGCTGCAACAAGAATAAACATCTTATTTTTAGCTATCATCATTTCTCTGTGATAAGAGAATATATTGATTAGTATTTGGAAAGGAGTAAGTATCTCTACAATGGAGAACTTTCCCATTTGAGGAAGAACTTCTTGAAGTCCACAATATTGCAATCTAGCATCATCGTCTATTTGGAAAGGAATAGGTTTAGCACCACCTGGATATATACCGAAACGTTGTCCTCCAATACGATAGCCTTCATATATCTGTGGTTTATATACAACAGATATTTCAATATGACCTAGTTCAGGATTAAACTCAAAGTCATCAGGAACAATCATTTCATCAACTAAACCTACTTCGTTAATATACTTTAGTATCTTAACTTGGGCATATCCTCTCCAATTAACATGCCATACTTCTAACAATTCTCCGTTCTTTAATCTTAAATCATAACCTTCTGACGGAAATATCTCACCAGTATCTTCTTTATAGTTCTTACACTTTTCAGGAAAATAATAAGTATAAGAATTAAGACTAAGAGTACGAGTAGCTCCAACAGTACTAGGATTATAATACTTAGTTATAAATTCTAGTTGTTCCTCTGTTAATTCATCAGAGAATTGGTCTATTACCTGATTGTAACTCATTAACATTCTACGAGCTACAATATCATATTTAGATACCATTTGTTCTCCATTAGGAACAGGATACATATCAGTAGTAGGAACATATTCTTTAATTAGTTTCTTACCACGAACAGTATGGAAACTATAAACTTCCCCCGTAGTGATATAGTTGAAATACTCAACCGGAATTATTGTCTCATTGTTAAGAACATCATCAATAACTTCTAATAGTTGTTGTGCTTGTGCACTTATCTCATCTATATAATTATCAATAAAATTCTTTTCAAACTCTTCTGCATCACCTGCAAGTTGTGCTGGGTCAACATCTTGTATTGGTTGCCCTTGAGCTTCTAGTTGAGCATTTTCAGCTTGTTGCTGTTGTACTCTCTTTTGAACTTCTTGTTGAAACGCTATCATAGCTCTCTTAACTATATCTTCCCGAATAGCTGCATCGCGAGCCATAATAATTTCAGGATTATTAGCACCAACAATAAATTCATGTTGAGACTTAACATATTCTGATAAATAACGACGAACTACATCATTAATAATATCAAGATTTCTTAGAGTTGCTGGAAATCTCTTAAAGTTCTCCTTAGTAGCATTGTAAGGATTAAGTGTCTTACGATAAAACTCGTCAGGCATTTCTCCATGAAGTATTTCAAGAAGTTGTTCAGTCTTAGTTCTATCATTACAAGCCAGTCCGGCAGCAATACAATAATCTATTGTTCTGCCTGCCCAATACTCATCCTTTTCAGAATTAGGGATACGCTGTTTAGGCATATCCCCAAGTCTAACATTTAGCTTTGCATCAATCATAATAATTCGCTTAGTTTAATAAGTATATTAATGTACCAATCAATAGCACCCGTAGCTATTACTATAATAAGCATTAACACGAATCCTATCATTCCACCAAGCAATGTAGCTAAAATATCCAAGAAATCAAACTTGTTCCCGTACATTTTATCTTTAAACTCCATGCCTACGGCAAGACCTACTACTAACATTATTCCTAGCAATCCACATGGAATTGCATAGAGGAAATGTTTTAACCTGTTACTTTCTGTTAACCAACTCATAATTAATAACGTTTACGATTCCAAAAATTTTCTTTTTCTGTTTGAACTCTTTGTCTATGTTCAAGTTGCTTTTTAGCAAACTTATCGTTAGCTGCCCATTCAATACCTCTAACAATCATTTCTGATACACGGTCAAAGTTACCAGTATTAGACCATTTCTTTAACTCTAGTACCGACTGATAATCATATATAGTATGAAGAACAAGCATGTCACGTCCGTCTTCAAACTTCCCTATGGGGGAATACAACATTTCCTTCAACATACGCAGACCGTCAAGTTTCACTGTCTCACTACTAATATCATAACCAATAGTATTAACCTTCTTACTATTAATATTAGTGTCCCAAAGATGAACAGGATGATAACCTAGATACTTAACAGCTTTCCACTTCTTAAAATTACTTACTGTTTCACCACGATTGATTTCAACATTAGTTGTACCAAGACAATTATAAGTAACTGCAAAGTAATAACATATTCTGTCTGCCTTTTCTAGTTCATCAGGACGACCATAATACACAGCACATAGTCTAGGACGATAACCATTATATATACAGGGATTCATCCATACTTTAATACTATTATGAGAATGTTTGTTAGTAAGCTCTTTCTTGTCTTTATCAATACCAACAGGGTCATAACTAATACTATATATCCCTGGAGGAGTACCTTTAGTTAACTGACCAGTTTTCTTATCTATATATTCAACTTTAATAGGATTAAACCATTTACGAATACAACCTTCGGGGTCTTCATTAGAATGACGAG